CGAGATTACTGCGAATGTAAAAATTTCAGTAATCACAGAATTAACTAGTCAGCTTCGGGGTGGTACAGACTTTGATGCTTCTGTCTTTTTAGGGACAGGGAACCAGAGCCTTCGTACTATTACCAACGCTGCATCCCGTATCGCATCTGCTTTAGTGCAGACGCGGCGATGTCGCAGGCTTGGTTGGAGTTACGGTATGGTTGGATGCCTCTCGTGCAGGACATGCACGATTCGGGTACTTTCCTATCGAACCTCCTACAAGATCCTTTCACTTGGAAGCTACGGTCCCGGAAGAAAATCAGCAAGCCCTTACCTACCGGTACGGGAACTACTGACGTCATCTGGAACTCGTGGTACTGCTGGGATCGTTATCAGGTCTTAGCAATCTTCAAGGAGAAACCGAGTCTTATATACCAACTCGGTCTGAATAATCCCTTAAACCTCGCTTGGGAGCTTTTACCCTGGTCATTTGTTGTTGACTGGGCGCTTCCAATTGGGGACTGGCTTCATGCCCGTGGCGATGCGAGTTCTCTTTCTGGAACTTTCGTCGAAACGGAAACGAATGCCGCAGGCTGCTATGGTCTTAGGTTAAGACCAGGGCAGACTACTTGGGATAACATCAGAGGGAGTTTAGTTAACTCGTCGTCCGTTTTCAACCTTAATAGGGTTGTTAGCACGACGCTTAACGTGCCGCCTCCAAGCTTTAAACCCTTAAATAAGGTTGCGACTTGGATTCACGCGGCGAACTCGATAGCTCTTCTGAACGGTGTCAAGCACGATATCGTCTCTTCATTTGGTAATGTGAAGAAACGGTGACCTGTTTCACATCCGTGGAGCAGGAACAACGCTCGTAAACGAGCCACGTAGCCTTCCAACCTACGTTGTAAAGTGGAGAAAATATATGTCAGCTATTGCTGATATCGTAGCCTTCGATGGCGCAGCAACTCCGGTGTCGCATACTTTCAAGGCCGGGTCCGTTATCCGTCAAACTGACGGGACGATCCTGGCCAATTGGAAGGAAGCGAATGTCTCCGTTCCCGACGCGGCTCAGGGCAAAGTTTTTATGTCCTTGCAACGTCAAAAATCGGGGATTTACCGAGTGCAATGTCGTGTGGAAATTCCTGTTATGGAAGCCATCACGAATCAAAACTCGTCCGGTTATACCGCACCACCTAAAGTGGCGTATGTAGATACCGTAGTGTCTACAGGGTACTTCAGCGAACGTGATACAGTTACGGGCCGGCGCTTAGTGCGTCAGCTGTCGAACAATATCATGAACGGTGTTGCTACATCTGTAGCCCCAGTTACTACTGGTCCTGTGGCAGAGCTTTTCGATCTGCTCATAGCACCGGCGTAACTGTCCCCTTCAACCGGGTTTTCGCCCGGAGGGGAATCCACACTACTCATTTTTTTAGAAAGGAGTATTATGAACGTTTTAAGTTCGTGGACGGACGAGTATTCGAAAGAAGATTCGTTGAGGATCCTAACGGAATTCTCTCTCCAGCATGCAAAGTTGTCTAATAACCCAGCGTTGCTCGCTTTGGTATCCGAGTTATCGGATCGCTTGCAACGCGGTCTGGCCTCGACGGATATTCTTCGTCAAATCCTAGACTATGAGGTTAACTATGATCCTTCGCGTTCTGTTTTCGAAGTCTCCAATGAGCGACAAGCTCTGGCGTTTTACGCTAAGAGCGAGTTTCTCGATGTTGGCTTCAATCGCGCGCAAAGGGCATTCGACAAATTTGTTGAAGCAGAAGCAAAGTGTCGCGAGACGAACCTAATCTTTCGTGCGTGGACTCGGGGTGATCTCAAATTTCACCCTGATGTGGAATCGGTATTTTACCGAGCCGCAAAAAATATCCAACGCGCGTTGGGCGAGGTTCCGGAGCTTGAACAACTCCGCCTTCGTTTCGGCCCAGGAGCCACCACACGCACCAAACGACGAGAGGCATCAGCTAGAAGTAAGCTGAGCACTCCAGTCGCATGTAGCGAAGATCTCGTGCCGTACGTCGCTGACGTACTGGCTGAGATGCCGTTGTGGTCTAACTTCTTGGGTGGCTTGCCACTCGAGGACCAGGATAACAACCCCCTAGTCCAGGTTCATGTAGAACCTGGTAAACTAGGCTTCGTCCCGAAGAACGCAAAGACTGACCGCTCCATCGTTACCGAGCCGTCCCTTAACGGGATGGTTCAGCTTGGTATTGGTGGGTTTATAGCGGACCGTCTGCGAGCGTTCGGGGTCGACCTCAGAGACCAGACGCGAAATCAGCGTTTGGCCCTCGAAGGGTCGTTAACCGGCGCCTTAGCGACGCTGGACCTAAGTTCTGCATCCGATACAGTTAGTCTGGAGTTGGTGTTTCACCTCCTTCCGATTGACTGGGCCTTGTTTCTAACAAGGTTTCGTTCAGGAACAGTGACCTACAAGGGCGATAACCTCAAACTTGAAAAGTTCTCTTCCATGGGCAACGGGTACACCTTCGCTCTAGAATCCCTCATTTTCTGGGGGCTAACTAAAGCGTGTTGCGACTCAGACGAGACTTTCTCGATATATGGGGATGACATAATTTGTCCTACCCATCGTGTTGAGTTAGTCTCTAGAGTCCTGTCGGCGGCGGGTTTTTCTCTTAATCGAGAGAAGTCCTTTACCACCGGGTGTTTCCGCGAATCTTGCGGAGCAGATTACTTTCGGGGTTTTGATGTCAGACCTTGCTACCACAAGTCTTGTGTTAGCGGGTCGTCGCTGTTCGTGCTACATAACTTCTATGTGCGCACGCACCAATATGAGATGGCGGGCGAGGTCCTTAAACGGATCCACCCTTCCCACCGCATATATGGCCCCGATGGCTTCGGTGACGGTCACCTGTTAGGTGACTGGCAACCTCGGCCTCATAAACGAGAAATCGGGTACAGCGGTTATCTCTTTGACACCTTCACGGTGAAACCTCGCCGTGATCGCCGGAAACTTCTTCCCGGCGATGGTGTCTTGCCTGCCTACTCCATATACCTACGAGGCGAAAGCCAAGAGGATATGGCCCATGCAACGCTTAACCGCGTCCATGGGCAGGTAATGGATCAGCCCTCCTCGGGTAGTACTTTCCCGGGGGCGGCTGGTTATAAGAGGATATCAATCTACACTCTTACAAGCTAGCGAAAGCTAGTTGCGAAAGCTGG